GGAACTGGTCAACCCCATCTGATGAGACAGACCACTAGAGAAAAGGAACAGATATGAAACTAACGAAGAGAGGAAAGCGAGTTCGTGCAGTAGCAATACTTCTCGGGATCATCGCTATCTATTATGTAATGACCCACATTTGGTGGGTTGGAGACCACTACTGCTGGGGCAGTATGGTCGAGTGCTACTTCGAGGAGGGAAAGTAATGAACAAAGCTGAAACTTTCCTCGATATGAACTACAAAGAATGGGAAGCAAAGTACAAACCAATCGCCAGCGAAGATGGCTCTTGGTTCCATGACGATGCTGAGAAGTTGAAGACCTTCGATCCTAAACAGATTTGGACTTGGGTCTCTGAGGGAGATAGCGATTGGATTTACAACGGATATCGCTGGATAAACAGACTCTCTTACCTAGTGACTGAAGTTGCTTGGCAAGAAGGCGAAGACATCTGTGTCGTAGTAAGGGAGACCAAGTAATGACTGACCTAAACAATGAAGTGAAGGAACTTCACAAGTTGATTGGCGATTCATATTGTCGCTATGAGTTATCAGAAGATGCTTACAACCATTGGTTGAAGTTGGCAGGAATACAGATACAGGAGGTATCAAGTAATGCCTAAGTTCAAAGTGAAGTATGTGTATGAACGCTGGTATGACCTCGAGCTGGAGGCTTCGAGTCGAGAGGAAGCACTCGATAAGTTCCATGCCGGTGATTTCGAAATCGAATCAAGGCTTGTCGGCGGCGAACTTCAAGATTCGGTGGTCATTGAGGAGGTCTTGGCATGAACATTTATGACGAGAACAACAACTGCATCGAATGCATGGAGTACTTCTACGATCCGCATCAACCTGATTGCAAGTACTCAGATGTCTGTGGCATCTGCGATTGCAAATGGGAATCATTCAGCAAGTCACTTGCCATCCATTGGAAGGTGAACAAATGAACCACGGAAAACGACTTGAGAGAATAGCCAAAGCCCAAGCCAAGGCTTTGATTGGAACTCTTACCTTGTTAGATGATGAAGGTCTAGGTGATAGCGACCTTTCTGCATTGCGAGGTTCACTTCGATCATGGATTGAACACATAACTCCTATCAGGGAAAGTAAATGGGATAGAAAAGTCCACGATGATACAGACTGCGAGGTAGAAGAATGACTGAAAAGCTACAGAGAATCATCGTGTCCATCTATTCAAGCGATAACAATCTCCTTCTTGGAGACCTATCTCGCCGACTCGATGGGTTGGAATGGTGGATTACTGACCGCCAATCCATCGAACTTGGTGAAGAAACAATCAGAGTCATAGACACAACCAAATGGAAAGAGGAGGGTCAGGAATGAAGTACACATTCAATGCGGTATTCGAAACCAACAGACCGCTAACACAGAAAGAGTTCGATGACATCGAGAACACATTGCGATTGCAACTCGATGAACCTTGGGTCGAACAAGGTGATGGACAATGGGATGATGCCGAGTTCGATCTATCGGTGATCACCTGTGAGATGAAGCAGGAGGGTTGATGGGGTATGTACTCTTCTTCCTTTCCTTCTTCACCTTCCCACTTGGTATGAGTGAAGACTCACCCATACTGATGACGATTCCCTTCCTTGTATGGACAGGGGCAATCCTCTTTGGAGGAGAAAGGTAAACAATGCACCGACTTATCATCGGTGGTCTCTTGTTGGGGGCGGTACTCATATCGCCCCCACTCAAGACCATTGAAACCAAAGCTGAAACAAACCTCGTGGTTCAAGACATTCCAGTCGTGATTCACTACGAGGATATGACTTTCGATCATCTGCCACCGGCATGGCAGAAGCTGGCTATGTGTGAGAGTAGCGGCAGAGAGCAGTTCCATGTGGCACTACACATCTATGCTGACCGAGGATCGAAGCCGTGGCCATACTGTGGCAAGTTCCTGAAGGCGGAATACGGCAAATAGTGGTACGATAAATGTAGTGGATCTGATCCTCCACTCTAGGGAAAGGCCCCCTCTTCGGAGGGGGTTCTTTCATTTACGGAAGTTATCTGTAGAGTAGAAGCCAGTAGCTTTGAATATCGTAGGTGTAGCTGAATACTTTCTCACCAATGTATTGCCACACTCTCTAGTTGGACAATCATAATCTTCTTCAGGATCGTTGAACCCACGGACAATCTCAACAACATTGCCACAACCCGGGCATTCGTAATCATACCTAGCCATAGTAACCTCTAAACTTTCTCAACTTATCCTCAGGTACACAATAGATCTCAGGTCTACGCCAGTCAGGTTTATCCAACCACTCTTCCTTCTTTGCTTCGGCACCCATAATCCAACCGATGAGTTCGTAGTTCGGCATACCACCACGGACAAGAACAAACTTGATGTCATCCTTTGCATCTGGTCTGACTAACAATCTGCCCTGCTCATGTCGTGTGTACTTCACATCTATATTCGGTTCAATATCAACACCACCTTGACCGAATGCACCAGACCAATAGACACCTAAGTATTTGGCGACAGCAATCTCTGCTCCGCATCCATCGACATCAAGAAGTATTCGCTGCCATGGATCGAGGTCACCAAGACCACGCATCTGTTGGTTCTTCATCGTAGATACATATCGTTCTACTGCTGTGTTCACCGCCATTACAACCTCATATCTTTCGAGGTTGATCTTTACGCCCACGGCGTTGGCCCTCCAAGGTGGTCAATAATCTTTCGAAGTATCTTCTGAATCCTGCGATCTACTGTGGAGTCAGAGACTCCCATCGCTTTGGCTATATCAGATAGTGTCATTGGGGAAGCTCCGTATCTGAGGTCGAGTATGTACTGTTCATCTTTATCAAGTAGTTCAAGTGCTGATCGAATGTCAATCACCATGGCAAGAAGATTGCCACCCTCATTGGGTGCTGGTGAGCGGCGTGGTTGTCCATCGTCTACCTTGTCAACGAGAACTACACCCTTCGAATCAAACTGAAATGCAACAGGAAGAAGTTCTGCTACCTTGGCGGTGTCGTAGAAGAACTCATCACCTGTTGAATAGCCAAGCATTGTTGCCTTCTCTTTACGAGAATACTTTTCGATATGACGGCGGAACCTAGCCATAATCTTCCGGGCAACCCACTTGGTTTCATCTTTGCTGACTGTGTAAGAAGCATCAAGATCTTCTTCAAGTTTGGGTCGTTGAAGTACATAGACATTCAACTCTTGAACCAAGTCTTTATACTCTACATAGCCAGCAAATCTGCGGTGGATAGTATGAGAAGAGATGTTGATTAGATCGGCAAGATGTTCTTTGGCTCGATCACTCATCGAGTAAATCACCATCTTCTATCTCTAGGATTGCATCAATCACAAACCTGACTGCAAAATACAACGATGTAATTACAAGAATCGGAACCAAAAAAAAGAGGAGCTTCTTCATAGCTTGTTCGCTGGCCACTTTCCACGCTGAACCATCATGGCAATGATGGCGTAGTTGGCTAGATCTTTGAATGAATCTTCGATTGGTTCATGCTGTGGCTTGCCATCACCGAATGCAAACAGGTTCTTCAAGCGTTCAAACTTGTCACCCATACGAACAAGCAGACCATTCATCGGGCCACCGAAGGCATTGTTGATATTGCCCGGGCCGTAATCCCTTTGCTTGCTTATCAGAAGATTGCCAAGTTCATCGATGATATCCCACACATCGGTGACGAACTGGTTCATCTCTGGATCGGAGGAACTCGAACCGTTATCTCTAGGCCCGAAGGTTGATTGCTTACCTTTACCACCGTTAGGCCATGACTTTCTAATAATCTTTTCAAAGTCTCTATTGTCTCTTGGTTTTCCATGGTCACTCATCTAGCCCTAACCTCTTTCGTAGTCCTTCTAATCCTTCTTCTAGTACAACAGAGTTGACATCAGAGCCTTGTGGTAATGGTATCAGTTCTGCGTGTTCGACTTCTTGTAATACCTTTTCGGC